GATGGATTATTAAAATTGGGAGAACTTATTGTGGTTACTCGGTGAAAGATAGTTCCAGATGCTTCTGTTCTATACAGATCAATAATTACACTCGATTTATATGTAAGCCTTAAGGTGGGTATGGTCATTGTCACTTTCTGTGATGACCCTCCTCCACTTACAATAACTGGTATTGCTATAGATGGAGCACTTTGATGTCTTTGTCCCTTAGCGTCCGTCCAAGTATATACAGCAGAATAGTAATAAGTACCATCTGACATAGATCCACCACTAGCACTCTGAGTATATGTTAAATCTTCTGGGTAGGTGAAATATCCATGTTCTACAACTTGAGAACCATCATACATATATAAAATACCACTAGCTAAGTGGAGATTCTCAGCCATTATTTGTGTAGTAGTAGCTTCTGGACTATTAAATTTTAATATAGAACTATTTACGCCGAGAAGTAATGGCCAGATTATATCGAATGAGAAGGCTTTTACGTTCGGAGAGAATAATAGGCAGATTATCCCGAATAATAAAATTGTAGGATGAGGAGGAAGCATTATCATAAACATAACCGGATATTTTTTTTGATATCATAATTAATATTTATTTGAGTTTTACAATATTTGATCTAATACCATTCTTTTCATTATTTAATGTATTTAAAACCATTTCTAATACCTGTGTATTACTTATAGATAATGGACCTAATACTGGATCGGGGGCAGGTGCACCTCCTGGGTATATTTGGGCTGATTGTAATGCTTTTGATAGGTTTTTTAAAACTGTTACTACTTGGGTGAGTAATTTATTTGTCTTATCTCCTAATAAAGCTGGTTCTGTTGCTTCCTTTGAACCTATTTTAATATCGGTAGCATCCATATAAATCTGCGTAGATTCTATATTAATACTTTCATTAGATAATAAACCCACCGATTTCTGCGCACTCAATATAATACTATCAGATTTCGCATTGATTATTATTCTATCGGAATTTAATATATTTTGGGGGAGGTTATATTTGGATGGGGAAAGAGGTTTTTTCTCGTAGGATTTGAAACTTTCATTTGATAAAGATATAGGAACTATCTGATATGAAGTTAAATAGAGAGAGGATAAATCTTCATTTAGGTTTTCTGTAAGAGGAATACCAGCACTAGATGTTAAATCTTTTGATTGGCCATTTCTTAAAATCGTAATTGGATCACCATTTTCTCCATCTTCAGACCAATTATTTTTATATTTACTTTTGGATTTAGCTGTATTTCCCAATCTTATACTTTGACCAAACCTACCTTCATATATTATATCTCCTGCAAAAGGCATTAATGGATGGATGTTGGATTTTTCTTCGAAAGTAGCTTGACTTGGATTATTGGTTGAATTTAAATATAATTTATTATCTGATGTACCTGATTGAATTGGGGATCCTAGTTGGGTTGTATTATAATCACTTTGTGAGGTGGATGGTTTAGATAGTATACCTGGGGATGCATTATTATTTACAGATGAATTGCCATAAAGTGCTATAGGATCTCCATAAAACCATTGTATACCATTACCATTGGGAACTTCTGATTTATATAACCATACTCGTTCATTAATTAATGGAATTATATTTTTGTTAGAATTTACAGGTAATGCATTATATATTACTTCTGAGGATTTAGAATCGGATGGAGAACATATAATCATCCCTATAAGGCCTAAGGATTTGGATGTTTTTATATATGGGTGATTTTCATCTAAAATAACATCAGTAACTCTAACCAACATAGAATTGGATTGATTAACAGCACTTTTGGAAGTGGAATTTTGAGGTGTTGTTGATTTTACTTGTTGATGAAATCCAAATTTAGCTGTCATTAGGTAGGGGGGTTAAATTTTTCTATCTCAGAAAATAATTGTTTTTTCTCTTCATCTGACATTCCAAATCCTTCTTCTGCTGTTTTATTAGTTGAAATGGCTCTCTGGATTATGGTAGCCATTTTAATTAGTTGTTCATCATTTTTGAGACCTAATTCCATGTATTCCTTAATTAAAGGAACAATTAATGTAGCATCACCTATATCAGTTATTAATGGTTTTAATTCAACAATAAGGGCTGATATTTGGGTTTGTTTTGATTTTTGATTTTCATATATTTCTTTGAAAAGATCAGATAATGTCTTCTTTCCAAAAATTTTGGAGTCTAAACTACTCATACGTGTTATTTATAATAAATATGAATTTTATCAATTATTTATAAATTTATATAATCATTTTCCAAATAAAATACATATTCTTCTCTAAATATATCCTTTAATATACCTGCTATTTTGGTAATTTTGGGTGTTTTTACTTCAGGAACCATTTCACGAATGTAAATATAACTTGTTTTTTTATCTAAAACAGATAAATCTGATCGTTTTTTAAATAATTTTAATATAGAATCTGCAATTTTAAGATCTGCATCTTTTGTAAATATTTTATCCATATTCGTGTCTATATGAGTAATATATTTTTCCATAAAGATAGACAATTTATCGGTTGGAGGGTCAATATCTAAATTATAAGAGAATTTATCATCTTGATTTAATTCATCTACAGGTATCTGTTTAATTTTAGATTTATATATTTTTTCATTATGTAAAATACACCAACGTTTAACTATAGTTCCAAAATATGAAAATGCTTTAGGTGGAGTGATCTTTTTAATCTTATCCATACATTCTTTAGAAACATCTAAATCTTTGATGAATTCATTTATTTGAGATTGAGTTACTTTATCTACTTCACCCACATATTTTGGAAAATCACCTTCATAAGATTCTTTAAAATCTTTCTTAATGATTTTATTTAATCTATCTTGAACACTTTGTCTATGATTATATAAATGTACTTTATCAAGTAAGAAAATAATTATTTCATGTTGTAGATGTTCCAAATCATCTACATCAGTATGATAAAATTTAAATGTATGGATTATATTTTGAGTTAATTTAAAAAACCCATAATGAATCCTATCACCATATATCTTACTTCTTAATTCTGGATCGGATGTTTTATTATATAGTATAATAGCATCTTCAGTATCTTGAGTGAAGTAATTTCTACTTTTTGCTGGTTTTGCCATAATCTATTTTATGAATTTTTTAGTTGGAATTCATTTAGAATTTCTTGGATTTGTTTTATACCATCAAATATAGTTCCTGTCTCATCATCATTAGCAAATGCTCCAATAGAATCTAATTCATTAATCTTTTTATCCGAAATCTCAATTACTCTAGATAATCTATCTAGATAATCCAAATATCCTACTAAAATATCTTCTGCTTTCTCATTTTTTCTAAGTAAATTATAATTAGCAAACAATGAAGCTAAAAGAAATAAACCTAATATAATTACTATTAATATCATATCTTATAAATTATCTAATAAATTTTTTAAACCATCACTTTTTATTGAACCTAAAGCTTTATTTCTAACTGCATCTTTTTTAGAGTTGGATGAATATGTAGGTTTTGTATCTAATTTGAAATTTGGTTTTGGATTTCCTTTCTTTAATTTATCCAACCATACTCTTTCCCATTCTATACGAGCCGCCATAAAATCTCCTTGATGTACAATAGAAGGTAAAGCTGTTCTAGCTTTTTGACCCGGCATATAAGTTAATAAATATTTCTTATTTGCTTCGTCATATAATCCATCGTGAGTTTGGATAGTAATCATTTCATTGAATGAATATTGAATACCATGAGATTGAAGTAAAAATAAACCACGATCAGGTACAGAAGCAAATTCCAATTTTTCATTGAACATATAATCTTCCCCTAATTTCTCTCTCCTCCAATTATCAGTTTGAGGTAGATATGATTCTTCAGTATCACTCCCCATTTTACCTAAATCGTGATTTAATGCAGAAAATACTAATTCTTCAATAGTATATGTTGAAGTATCAACTCCATGTTTTTCCCAAATATCATGTTGATCTAAAGAACATTCAATAACTCGAATAACGTGATCTACATAACCACCAGGCATGGCGTTATGATATTCCTTTTTATGCGCAGCCGGCATAAGCATTAATCTTTCGGCGTATTGATTATAAAAATCTAATAATTTTGATTGTCTTGGTTCTTCTATATAATCCGTAATAAAACCTAATAGTTTATACCAATTATCTTGAATTTGTTCTGCTGTTAATTCCATATATTGCTTTTTATTTGGAATATACAAAATATAACCTGGATATCCTAATATTTAGATAATACTTCTAAAATATTTTTGAAGAGGATACATTTCTCATATTCTTCGTTAATAAGAAAATATTGTAAAGATTGCTCTAGAAATAATTCTATATCATGTTCTCTAAATACTTCAAATGCTTCTAACCATTCCTCATCTTTAATATCACACGATTCAATCCAAAACCAAGCTCTAGCATACATTATAAAATCACCAGCATTTCCTATACTAACAGGATCCAAATCTTTATCAGATGTGGATAAAAATGATACTATCTGGGATTTGAAATTAGATCCATTTTTAAGTAATTTTAAAAACATTCCAATCTTATAATATGGTGTTTTTTGGAATTCAATAATATCATCCTCCATATTTTTATCGTTATATGAAGAGGGTTTGAATAAATTAAATAACTTATCTAACATTATATTGTATGTGAAAATTTGATTATATATTGATTTATGCGATAAAATTAATTAACTTACATTATATTCTTCAAAATTGATAATTTAATATCAATATCTTTTATCTTTCCTTCAATTTCAATTTTCCTCTTCTTCAACTCCTTACATTCCGTTATTGGATTTAAAAAATTAAGATTTTCAGGGTGGTATTTCCACATCTCATCTATTACATTAGATATAGTAATAATATAATTTTGGAGAGTTAAAATTTCATCTTCCAATTCTGCTACGGTTCTTCTATTCTCTTCCATAATCAAATATATTTTTCTCCAATCATCTGGATGGTTGATTTTGCTTCTTCTAATTCTATTCTAAAAAATTCTCTTGATTTACTTAATCTTTTGGATTTAAGGAATTTGTGAGTTTCTCTCTCTATTTCCTCTCCATTAAAACATTTATAAGCCCATTCAACCGTAAATTCTAAAGGAATTCCAGTACCTCTACTTATTTGTTTTGATCTTATTTCAGGATCATATTTAGTATATCCTATTTTCAATAAACCAGGCATAGATGGGTTTGATAATATATATACCCAGTCTTTTCCTTCTTTACCAAAATATAAACCTAATTTTTTATTGGTATAATAAGTTATATTATCCCACCCATCTT